ATAGAAATGGAAAAATACTTTAACATACATAAAGACTTTTTTCAAAGTAGAGGCTATAATACATTCGATCATGAAAAACTCCTGCCATATCATTTACCAGTAGCCCAATTAGTTGAAACAATGCCGCAAGAACAATTACTCAAACAAATACAACAACAACAATATATTAACAAAGTATATTTTAAATGAAAACAGCCACAATCATAATCCGAGACGAAGTCAATATCAAAATTGAAGGGCTTGAATTAGATGCACGCCGTGCATTGGTCAATGCTTTCAAATATGATGTGCCTGGTGCTCGATACTTGCCCGCAGTGCGACTAGGCAGATGGGACGGCAAAGTCAGTTACTTCCAATTGGGCGGCAGTACCTATGTGAACTTGCTGCCAGAGATTGTGCCCATCCTTGAAAAGTTCAACTACGACATTGAGCTAGACGATCAGCGCACATACTCAACCACATTTGACTTTGACCACATCAAAGAAGACTCATTTGCTCACAAGGTATGGCCCAAGACACATCCCATGGCCGGGCAACCTGTGGTGTTGCGTGACTACCAAGTGGAGATTATCAATGCGTTTCTTGGCAACCCACAATGCATACAAGAAGTGGCCACGGGTGCTGGCAAGACACTAATGACAGCGGCACTGAGTTTGAGCATTGAACCGTATGGTCGCAGTATTGTTATTGTGCCCAACAAGAGTTTGGTCACACAGACTGAAGCAGACTACATCAACTTGGGACTGGATGTGGGTGTGTACTTTGGTGACCGAAAAGAGATTGGTCGTACACATACAATTTGCACGTGGCAAAGTTTAAATGTGCTGATGAAAAACACAAAGAGTGGTGTAGCAGATGTCACTATTCAAGACTTCATCGAAGATGTTGTGTGTGTAATGGTAGATGAAGTACACATGGCCAAAGCTGATGCGCTCAAAACACTGTTGACCGGCATCATGTCTAGAGTGCCGATTCGGTGGGGGTTGACCGGAACTGTGCCCAAAGAGCCATTTGAGTTTCAAGCATTGAAGTGTAGTTTAGGACCTGTTATCAATCAGCTCAGTGCCAGCGAATTGCAAGATCGCGGAGTGTTGGCACAATGTCATGTGAACATTGTGCAGTTGGTGGACCATGCTGAATTTTCAAATTACCAAAGCGAATTGAAGTTTTTATTAGAAGAGCCAGATAGATTATCGGCTATTGCCAACTTGGTAAAGCATGTCAATGACACAGGCAATACATTGGTATTGGTAGACCGTGTGGCAGCAGGCCACGCCTTGATCGAGCGCCTGGGCGATCAAGCTGTATTTGTATCAGGTGCAACCAAAGCAGGAGCAAGACAAGATGAATATGATGAAATTGCAACAAGCACTGGGAAGATTATTGTGGCGACTTATGGTGTGGCCGCTGTGGGTATTAATATCCCTAGGATTTTTAATCTGGTTCTTCTTGAGCCCGGAAAGAGCTTTGTCCGTGTTATACAATCAATTGGGCGAGGTATTAGGAAAGCGGAAGACAAAGACCACGTCCAAATCTGGGATGTGACCAGCACCTGTAAGTTTGCCAAACGACACTTGACCAAACGAAAAGTATTTTACAGAGATGCCAACTATCCCTTCTCACAAGAAAAACTAGAATGGAAATAATGGTTGTAATTTTTAACAAACCTGCTATAATAACAACATGCGTATATTAACTTTAGATAAAAACGAACCATTTGATCTTGACCATCTTCCTGAAGAAGTAGATGATATGAGATTTGCTATTTTTGACAATAGCGATCCCAAAGATCCTGACTATCATTATATTCCTTTGATCTTTCTTGAAAGTTTTAATGCGCCTGCACTGGTATTAAAAATCGGCAACAACAAAATTCGTATGCCCATGGACTGGCAAATTCTTATTGGCGAACCGGAAATAGGTGATCTTGAAGTGTTGCCACTGACCAGTATCAACGATCGCGGGTTCAAAGTATTTCAGTTCAACCCATTGAGCAGTTTCCGTCCCAGCTTTCCAGACATTGAAATTGTAGATGTTTATCACGAAGTGGCTTGGTATGCTCCCAAGTTAAAAAACGGGCAAATGCTGTGCGTTCCTATCACAGATGGACCAGAGCCCGATTGTGTGTACTTTGTCAAAGACATTAGCCGTAACTGTGAAATTGTAGACTACAGCAAGGCCTGGTAATGAGCGACAAGTTGAACATTGGCAACGAAATGCGACAGTTGGATCGCAAGAACAGAAACTTTTATCAAGAGCTGACTGACGAAGAACGCAAAAAGTTTTCGACATTTTTAATGATCAGATGGGGCAGTTCAGTAGAAGGATCACCGGAACTGCAACAGTTCTATCTCATTGCCACCAATGAACGGCTCAACAAGCATTTCTTTACACTGAGCAAGCACCCAGAACTGCAATGGCTATGCGCCACCACTGTGAGTCCGGATATGGGCACTCCCAGGCATACTTGGATTGCTCCAAAGAAAAAAGAACCCGGTGCCAGCAGTATACGCAAGCAGTTGTCGGAACTGTATCCGCATATGAAAGATGATGATATTGCTGTGCTGGCATCAATGACAACCAAAAAAGAAATCGAAGAACACTACAAGTTGATGGGTCAAGAAAAGAAAAAATGAAGTACACTTGTCAGTTTTGTAAAAAAGATTTTGTTAAAGAAACAAGCCTCACTGTGCACAGTTGCGAGCCACGTAGACGTAGACAGGAACGTTCTGAACGTGGAGTGGAACTGGGGTTTCAAGCATACATCAAATTTTATGAAATGACGCAAGGCAGTGCCAAGTTAAAAACCTATGATGATTTTTGTAGCAGTCCTTATTACAAGGCTTTTGTCAAGTTTGGACGTTACTGTGTGAGCATACGTGCTATCAATCCTGCAAGGTTTATGGAATGGGTACTGAAGCAAAACAAAAAGATCGATCACTGGTGTAGCGACACAGTTTACACAGAGTACTTGGCGTTTTATTTGCGTGTGGAAAATGTCGACGATGCATTGGCCCGTGCAATGGAGTTTGGTATTGATTGGTCAGAAAAAACAGGCAATCCACCGCATGATTGTTTACGCTATGGTGGAACCAATGCAATGGTGTATGCTGTCACAGCAGGACGTATCAGCCCTTGGATAATATTCAACAGTGAGTCTGGACAACATTTTTTAAGTGAGTTAAATCAGGAACAGATCGCTATAGTGTATCCTTATATTGACGTAGATCATTGGCAAAAACGATTTCAGGACTATCCTGCAGATCAAGAGTATGCCAAGGATATATTAAAGAAAGCAGGATGGTAATGCAAACGTTATTAACTGCTGGGTGTAGTTTCACTAAAGATAATTATCAAATGAAAATTAATTTCACTATTAGAAAAGACAGTATTGGATTCCAAATAATCGATTCATGGTATGGGCTCCTGCAAAGTTTAATGCCTGACTATACCCCACCAGTCGACATACATTTTAATGCACCATACTCGTCTAAGGATTTCAATGTCTTGTGTGATTATATGCCTAGTAGATATTCTGAACAAGAATTAGCAAATTATAATTTAATCTTTTTTTGCAATGGCGGAGAACCATTGCATGTGGCTACTGAAACTATGGGCAATTTAATTAATCAACAAAATGTTTATTTAATTACCAACAGCTATATCGAACAGTCGCACCCATTGCATCACAAAGTTATACGGTGGGGTGACGATGTGCAAACTTGTCGAGATTACTGGACTAGGCATTTTTATCCACAATACTATGAAAATATTAAAAACAGGTCAATTGATAGAACAGCAAAATTAATTGCAATTGCTGGATCTGTTAGAACACATCGATATTACTTTTTTGAATTACTAAAAAAACAAATTCCGAGTATGTTGCAGTTGTCTAACATCAGCACAACCATACATAAACTAAATGATGCTCACTGGGAAACCTTAGAAGACACTCAATTTAGAGAGTGGGTCAATAACCAGTATCATACCCAATCAATCCCGCAACCCGATCAATATTATAATAACAATGTAAACATAGGCATAGACAACAAATTTGGCGAGATACCGCCTGGCTATTTTATCATGCCAGAATATTTTAAATATGCTTGTGTGGTATTTCCAGAAACATCTTGGCAAAATAATGAGTTAAGTGTAACTGAAAAATCACTTAAATGTTTTTATGCAGGTAGTTTACCGTTTCCAATTAGTGGAGCAAATGTTAATCAATTTTATAACAATATTGGATTTTACACTGCATGGAATTTATTACCAGACGATCTCAAACTGTTTGATCAAATTACGGATCATAAAATTAGATACGACAAAGCAGTTGAAGCTGTCAAGTGGCTAGACGACAATCGCTCTGTGTTCGAAGGCGAACAATTTAAGTACATGGTTGATCAAAATCGAGCTAATTTTTTAACTAACGAGTGCAACAACAATTCAACAATACAATTTCATACTATTATGAAATCAAAATTAAGTATTGACATTGGTAGTAAAATCTAATAAAATGTAATTATGAGCGCAGATATCGATATTGATTTTGCTGATCGCAATCAATTGCTGGAGTTGATTCAGCATACACCAGCACGCCAACTGCATCAAGGACAAGTGCGTCGTCACAATTCCGGTGTGTATGTTACCAACATTCCTCAAGATCCAGTCAACCAATGTGCTGCCATTGACTACAAAGTTGCAGAGGAATTGGGATACTTTAAAATTGATCTATTGAACATGAGTGTGTATCAGTTGATCGCCAGCCCCGAACACTATGCCACAGCACTGGCACAAGAACCTGATTGGGCCAAACTATGGACTGATACA